AATCATGCGGGTCGAGCCCGCGAACTGCCGACCACCAATCAGGTTGGTCGGAAGTAGGCCGTTAGGCCCATTCACGGTAGGATAAGACATGAAAGACTCCTTGGATTAGGAACCGCGTCCGAACGACACTTCGCTCTTTCGCTCTCGAAAGAGAGGCATGCGACGGTCGCTCTCGCGCATGAAATTGTTGTCAACGGCGTGCATGGCACCATCAGTTTGATTCTGATAGAACTCCGTGCGCTGTTCGACAAACTCCTTGGGGGTTTTGCACAGGATCAGGCCACCGATCTCGATGCTGTCGGGGAACGAGCCGCTCCGCCCCAGCGTTTGAATCTCAGGATGTTCTGACGCCTTGACAGGCTCCCAGCCTTCACGGAGCTTGACCGAGACGTTGCTAGGGTCCGATTCGCCCAGAGTGGACACACGGATCCAGCGGAACTCGTACCCGGGCTCCGGGTGAGGATCAGGCAACGCCGAAGGGGGAAGCCACTTCTTGGGCCGTTCGGCCTTTGCGCGAGAGGCGAACTCTCGGGGGACTCGGGTGGTTTCTGCTTCAGGCATTTTCGTTCCTCATTTGCTTAGCGTATTCACGGGCGTACTGTTCGGGAGTAATACCGAGACGCTTCGCTAGGTTGACTTGGGATTGGGTAAGCACGATCTTTCTTGGTGCAGTGCTTCGAGTCGCGGGTGCTACAACGTTTGACTTGCGCTTCTCGGAGGTAAACGCTTCCGGGAACCGCTCACGAACCGCCTTGTTGATGCGGCTGTAGTAGTCATCAGATGTTAGATCCGCTCCACTTTCCTCCAAGTCTTGATGGACTGCCAGTGCAAACGCCGTCATTCCTCGATTTGGTCCAAACCACGGATTGGCTTCTCGCCACGCAAGTGCCTTGGGATCGGCTTTGGGCGTTTGAACAGGTTGCGGTGCGGGTTGTACCACAGGTTCCGCAGGTTTTGCAACTGGCGGTCGCAAATTGCCGATGCGCTCAGCCCGATTCACCGCCTTGGTAAGTTCTCCCTGCGCCGAAACAAACGCCTCAGTATCACCAGACTCGTGCGCTTCCTTAAGTTTGGCCTTGGCCTTTTCGACATCGGCAACGACAACTTTCTTAGCCTGCTCAAGCAGTGCGGCTTGGTTCTGTCCCACCGAACCTTGGAGCTTTTTGTTCTCCTCGGCCAGCGCCTGGGCAATCCGAACCGCTTCCTCCCGCTCGCGCAAGGCAGCTTCCTTGGCTCGGCGCTCGTCGTGATAACCCTTGGAAAAATGCTTGATGCGGTTCTTGACACTATCGCTGTACTTCTCCAATTCCTCATCGGTAACATCAGACGGAGGATCCGTCATGGGCTTGCGACCACGGTCCTCTTCCGGCGTGTCGTCTACGACTTCAATCTCGGTATCAACCTCGACCTCAATCTCTTCAGGCTTTTCTTCCTCACGTTCATGAGGGAACTTAAATTCTTGCATGTCCATGTTCAAACCCTCCGAATGCCACGCGGATCTTCCACAACGGCTTCAACGCTGTCATCATTAATGACCCTAAATTCCTGTCCGTGGATCTTCAACCGCGTGCCGGTGTTAGGACGGACAAGTACAAAGTCACCCAATTTGCACGAAGGCCCACTGGGAAAACGCAGCGGATCCTTGTAGCAGTCCGGCCCCATCTTCATGACAAACAGTACGGGAGAGAGCAACTCTTCGTAGTGCATCGTCTGACCGGCTTTGATAATACCGCTTTCGTATTCTTCTTCTGCATGCGGAACTGCACACAAAAGGTGATACGTCACCGGATCAGGAACCTGTTTTGCCTTTTCAGCATCGGTCGCTGGTAGCGTTGTTGTGCCATTGTCGGTGGCAATAAGGAGTTCAGTCGTCATGTGTTTCCATCTTTCGCACGAGGTCAGTGAGGAAGGAATGTGCAAACGAGAGACCTCGGATCTCGCCGCACAGGCTCCGGTACTCGGAGTATTCTTTTGCCGCACCTGAGATAAGAGCTTGCGCAATTCCATCTCGGCGATCTTCGATTTCTTTCAGTGCCACGTCAAACGCAGTGGTCATGTTTTACTCCTTGGGTGTGCGTCGCGCCTGTTGTCGTGCTCGCAAAACAGCAGCCTGAGCCTGCTGGCGCATCTTTTGTTGATGCGCCTGCTCTTTCTGCTGCATCTCTTGCTGCGCCTTGGCCTGCTTTTGTTGCAACTCCTGCTGTGCTCGCATCGCCTTCATCTGCGGCGGCTCACCCTGGTTCTTCTGGGCTTCCAGAGCCAGTCGTTGCTGTTCGATCTGGAGTTTTTGCTGCTGGATCTGGAAGTCCATCTGGTCGTTCTGTACCTTGCGCTGGACTTCAGCCTGCTTGATCTGAAGTTCTGCCTGCTGGAGTTGCAGCGTCGGGTCCATCGCCTGCTGTTGGGCTTGCTGCTGAGCCGCCATGGCTTGGTTCTGCACCATGGTGCGTTGCGCAGCGGCGGCAATCAGCGGTGACACCGCCTTCTCGTCTTCAGGGCCGATGGGAGCGTTGTTCTCCGGGTCCAGTACCGGCAGTGCGACGCCCAATGACATCTCAACTTGCGCCCGGTAGGCAAACGCCGCGTGCTCGGCGATATGCGCCATGAGTGCGGCCATCATCTGTTGAGCCGCAGGGTTCTGCCCGATGGACGCCATGATCTTCGGATCCTGCATGAATGACTGGTGGGTCATCATGTGCGCTTCATGATCCTGATACGCAAATGCCTTGATCGGGCGCCCCATCAGCACGTGCATGTTCTCGGTCACGGGGTCTTGAGGTTTAGCGTCCTCAGGAACCGCCACCAGTTGCTCAGCGTTCTTGATCCCCAGCACCTCCAACATCTGCCGGTGCAGCTTGGGCAGGTTGTAGATCTGCGGCGCACCTTGAGCCAGTTGCAGTGCCGCTTGGTACTGCATGATCCGCTGAGCCATCGTGGCTGCGTTCGGGTCCGAGACAGGCAGGATCTCCACCACGTCATAGTCCGACTGTTTGGCCAGACGATTCCCCCCCATGGGCGTGTACTCGTAGTCCGGGGGCATGTAGTCGCGGATGATCCCCTTCAGGAGTTTGAACTCCATCCGCAGGCTGGCGTGGGTGCGCGCCTGCACCGCGCTCATGGTCTTGAGTTGCCGCTCAAGGATGGCCAGGGTGGTACCTACCGGGGCCTGGGCGCTCATGTCGCTGATCTTCAAGTCCGCGATGGCCGCAAGCCTGCGTCCGTCCTCCGTGATGCGCTCCAGCAGTGCTGCAAGCACCTGTGACGGCTCCTTGTACGGCAGGGGCATGATGTTGTCCCTGACGGCGCCTGAGGGCACGTCCACGTCCCTGAACTCACCCGGCGCGATGGGCGTATCGTCGCCCTTGGTCCGAAGCCCTCGGGACTTCAGTCCACCGGGCAGGTTGCTCAGGGTTCCTGCGTCAACCAATTGGCGGATGATCGACGTACCCGCCCGAGCGTAGCCGCCGATGATGTGGATGTACCCCAGCCCGTAAGCACCGAACCCGGGGATGTAGGTGTACTGGACGAAGTGCTGGCGCTTCGCTTTTCGAGAGTCATCCTCTTCCCAGTTCCGCCGGATGGCCAGCACCGCGTTGGACCCGCGCTCGATGGTGATGATGTACGGCAGTGCCAGACCGTTCTCGTCCTCTTTCAGATCCCAGTCCACATGCACTTCGAGGATCTGATACCTGTCGTCGTCATTGAGCGAGTACCCCTGCTCCTCGGCTTTCTTCTTCTCCACGTCCGAGAAAAACCGCACGGGTTCACCCAGTTCCACGTCCTTGTAGAACCCCGCAACCTGCAACTTCTTGACCTCGTTCTCGGTCTTGCGCATCAAGTGCGTGACCCGCTCCGCCACGTAGACGTTTGACGCGCCGTAGGGAATGATCAGGTCTTCAGCCGGGATGAACGGCGCAGCAGGGCGCTCCATGTTCGGGTCGTAGTACACCTTCTTGAACGCCGCACCCGCAAGGCCCAGGTTGTAGAGCATGCGTTCGTGCTCGGGTCGGTACTCAACCATCTCCTCGGTCAAGCGGAAGTTCATGTCGTCACGCACCCGCTCGGCAGCCTCTTCCTTCTGCCGCGTCACCTCGCCAATGATCTGCGTCTTCACCGGCCCCTGCGCCGGGAAAGTCTCCGTGATCATCTCGGACTGGAACCGGATCGCTGCTTCCGTCAGCAGGGGTGAGTACACACCGCATGCACCTGACCACGGCTCAGACCGCTCCTCATACTTCATGCCAAGGACTTCCAAACCCTTGACGTACATATCGCTCCAGTCCCGACGCGAAGCCATGTCCGCATCAATCAACGCGGTCAACTCGCTGGCAATGGTCTGAAGTTCCCCCTCGTCCATGAACTCCGCCAAGTTCGCATCGTGCTCCTCAGGCATGCCTGTTTCTTCTGGCATGAGGTCAATCTCCATGCCGTCGATCTTCACGTCGTCGGGGTTCTCAATCTCAATTTCAATGACCGGCGCGTCGGTCATGTCAGCCATGTTCAGGGGCTCAAGTGCGCTGTCGATGTTCGTTGCCATGGTGTTCCTTAGTAGTACGCTGCCTTGCGTGACGAGCGCCAGTATTTCGGTTCCTCGGGCTCGTCAGACGGCAGCCTGATGAACCCCCCTTGTCGCACGCGCATGAGCGCCTGCGTGCACGTGTCCACGTAGTCGTCGTGGTCTCCTGCGGGGAAGGCCGCAACCTCCTCCACCACCTCCCGCGCCCAGCGCGAGTCGGGTGCCCACACCCGCCCGGACGAGAACATGTCCGATACCGCGTTCAGCCGCACAACCTTATCGTTGCTCGTGCCTGCTCTGCCTCGGGAGGGACTGAACTCACTGATGGGGATGCCCATGGCCCGCAGCTCCTGAATGAGCGGAGCGCCTGCGGCTTTTTTCTCAATCAAGCAAGCGTCTGGTTCCCACTCATTGTAGTACTCAATAGCACGTTTTTTGAGATCAGGAAACGACCAACGTCCTTTGATGGCATCGAGCAAAATGATGTGCGTATTATCGTTATCTTCTTCGTTATACCATACGCCCCAGGTAGTACAGGCGCTGTAGTCGCTTGATGTTTTCGTCTCGTGCGCCGTATCCCACGACTGGATGATGTACTCACACTTAGGGGGCTTTTCTTGCTCCCATACCTGCCACATGTCGCGTTTAATGACTGCGGCGACCTCTGATGTGGGGTTCTGAATATACTGCGCCTGCCAGAAACGCGGGTCCATACCTGCGCGTTTGGCTTGAAGCTGCTCCAGCGGCCATTGTTCCGGCCAGAGCGACTTCTCAGCCTCGGTATTCTCGTGCAATATGGCAGGAAGCTCGACGATCTCCCATCGGTCAGCGTCCGGATTCTTGATCTGGTGGTTTATTAGCTGTCCTGTCAGGTCAATCTGACTCCACCGCGTCATGATGACGATGATCGCACCCCCAGGCATCAAGCGCTGGAGCGGGCCGGTCTGGAACCAGCTCCACGCGGCGTCAAATGGCGTGCGTGTGCCCGCTTTCAGGTCCTGCTCCGAGTGCGGATCGTCAATCACGAACAGGTCGGCACCTCGCCCAGCGATACTACCGCCCACACCCACCGCGTAATACTGCCCCCCATCAGACGTAGACCATTTTCCTGACGCTTTTTGGTCTTCTGATACGCGTGTTTCGGGAAAAACAGTGGGATAAACGTCGCCGGAAATCAAATTTTTGATGCGACGACCGAAATCTTCAGACAAAGACGCGGTATGCGTCCCCATGATGATCTTTTTGTTGGGA